AGATTAAGAAACGGAACATATAATGAAACTACTACTTTAAGTGGAAGTTATATTAATTTTTTTAGAATTGATATGACAAGTTTAGCATCTGAATTTGATGATGAGAATTATTTTGAAATTTATAAAACTATAGATGAAGAAGTAAATATTATTTACCAAGTAAAATTATCAAATCTTTGTGAAATAAAATACAATCCTATAAAGTTAGATTTCATTAATAGATTAGGAGGTAAACAATCGATGTATTTCTTTAAAAATTCAACACAAACTATTGAAGTTAAAGGATCGGAGTATAATACTAATACTTTTACAACTTATCCAAACTACGATACAAATTTAGGACAAAAAAGAATTTATAATAAAAACGGAAATAAAAATATTAAATGCAATTCAGGTTGGATAAATGAAGCAGAAAATATAAATATACAAGATATTATGCTATCTGAAAATTTGCTACTTACTTATAATGAAGATGGAGAAAATGTTACACGAGCAGTTACTTTAAAAAATAGTAGTCAATTAATGAAAACTCATTTAAACGAGAAAGTAATTAATTATGAGTTAGAATTTGAAATTGCAAATCAATTAATCAATAACGTAGTATAATGACAAGCGTTGAAATTTATATTAAAATAGGTAATGAGTTTAAAAGAATTGATTTGTTCAAAGATGAAAAAATTAGTCTTACTTCTTCAGTACAGAATATTAATGATTTATCTAAAGTATTTACAGATTATACTCAATCTTTTACTATACCTGCTTCAAAAAATAATAATCTAATATTTAACTATTGGAATGAAAGCGGAGTTAATGATGGTTTCGACCAACGCATTAGATACGATGCAGTAATTGAATTAAATACTATTCCATTTAAGACTGGTAAAATTCAAATAGAAAAAGCTAATGAAAAGAATAATAGATTAGAAAGTTACTCTATTACTTTTTACGGAAACGTTAAACAGATTAAAGACCTATTTAAAGAAGAAAAACTATCTATATTAGATTACAGTTCACTTAATCATAATTATGGCGATACAGAGGTTATAAATAGAATTGATGGAACAACTACTGATGGAGTTTATTATCCTTTAATTGGAAACCAACATAAATATAGTTTTGGAGATGGTGGTGCAAATGATATTAGTGTAGGTGGATCTCCTGAAAAATCTATAGTTTATACAGATTTATTTCCTGCTATTCCTGTAAGTAAAGTTTTTGAGTTTATTCAAAATAGATATAATATTAATTTTACAAGCAGTTTGTTTAGCACTTCATATTGGAATGAATTATATTTATATTGTAAAAATGTAGAACAAAAAGATGAATATAGTTTTGTATCAAGAGTAAATTTTGATTATACTCCTTGTCCAAGAAATCTTAATACTACAACTAATACTTATACATTAGATTGGTTATTAAATGATAATGTTACACACGTTACTTCACAAATAGTTACTTTAATAATAAATCCAAGTGATATTACAAAAAAATATAGATTAAAAGTATTTAATTCATTAGGTTTAGTTAGAGTTTTTGAAAATTTAATTGGTAATTCTGCATTAACTTTATTTAATTATTTTCAAAATTATAATTTAAGTTATGAAATGTGGTTTGTATTAGAATCAACTGCTTCTTTTTCTTATACAACAACATTAAATGAAACTAAATTTTATGGAACTTTTTTATCTTTTGGTCAACAATATAATGTTTCTACAGGTTCAAATTCAACTTCAACACAAATAATACAATTAAATACTTTTGTACCTGATATGAAGGTAATAGATTTCTTTAATGGAATTATTAAAATATTTAATTTAACAATTACTGCAACTAATGAAACTACTTTTAATCTTGAACCATTAGAGTTTTATTATTCATACGGAAAATATATTGATATTAATAATTATGTAATTAATGATAGTGTTGATTTAGAACGTACAAAATTATTTAAGAAATTAAATTTTTCACACGAAAAATCAGAAAATATAATTAATAACTATTTTAGAAATACGTTTAATCGTGGTTATGATTATGGTGATTTAATTTATGAAGATAGTCTTTCAAATGAGAGTAATACTTATGAAATTAAATCACCATTTGAAAATGTTATGTGGGAAGTTCCAAATTTAACAGAATTTTTTCAAACAACTTCTTTGATTGACAAAGATTTAAAACCATATAAACCTAAACCTATATTAATGTATAAAAATGGTTTAGTTTCTTCTACAAGTCTTTCTATTAAAATTTATACAGGAACTTCTTATGTTTCTATTTTAGATTATCAAAGATTTTCAAATGAGTTATTTATTAATAATGATATTGCAGGATTAAATTTTGGAGAAGAGCAATCAAGTTGGATTTCATCCGATGTTACAAATAATTCTTTGTTTGCTTTATGGTATCAAAATTATATTTCAGGACTTTATGATATAAGATGTAGAATAGTTAAATTAAAAGCAATTATTCCTATTCCTAAATTATCGGATATAAAACTAAATGATAAGATTATTTATAAGGATAAAAAATATATTATAAATACTTACACTACAGATTTAACTACAGGTGAAGTAGATTTAGAATTAATATCTGATTTTAGACAAGTTGCAAGTATAGTTTCAGGAAGTGGAAAATTTGCTTTAAAAGAAATTTTTAATATAGATAATACAGCTCAAGATTTAGAAATAACTATTTTAAAATTAAATGCTGAATATTATGATATTACTAATAATGATACAGGATATAGTTCACCTAATAATTATTCAGATGGAACTTTTATAGTTCCAATAAGTCATAATACTACAGGAGATATTGCATTTAAACAAATAGAAATTACTTATCATAATCCTGATATTAAACAATATATAAATATTATACAAAATGCTTAAAAATATTATTCAACTATTACAGTTGCACGAACATTATGGAGTTTCGGAAAATATAGAAATTGCCAAAGGTAAAAATGAATTACCTAAAAAATTTAAACAAGCTAAAAACCAACTTAAAAGAAATATAAAATGGATAACAAGGTAGTTAATATACAGGTCAAACATAACATAGACCAAACTACACAATCTTCAAATAATTTAGCTAATGCTTTAAAAGGTGCAACTAATTCAGTTGAAGAATTAGGCGGTAAATCTGATGGACTTGGTAAAATTCAAAGTGGAATTGATGCAGTAGGTGGTGCAGTAGGTCAGTTAAATCCTGCTTTTGGTGCTGCAATTAAAAGTTCCAATGGATTAATTTTGAAAATGTGGGAAATGTGCGCTAATCCTGTAGGTGCAATTTTAGCTGCAATAGTTATTACATTAAAATTTTTATATGAATCTTTTCAATCTTCAGTTGAAGGAGGTAAAGAATTAAAAGCAATTTTTGCTGCAGTTTCTGCTGTAGGTGAACAAATTAAAGATGCTTTGTTTGGTTTAGGTAGAGCATTAATTGATGTTACTTCTGCAGCAATAAAATTTATTAAATTAGATTTTAAAGGTGCAGCTGCTGATATGAAAAAAGCAAATCAAGAGGCAGCTACATCATATGAACAATTAGGAGATGCAGCTGATGGTACTACTGCAAAAATAATATATAATTTGACTAAACAACAACAGGCAAATGATAAAGCAAGAAAAATACAAGCAGTTGTTCAATCAGAAACAAATAAATTATTAGTTCAGTCAAGAGAAATTTTGACTGATGAAACTGCATCATTAAAAGATAAAAAGAAAGCATTAGAAGAAGTTACAAAAGCAGAAAAAGCATCTTCTGCTGAAAAAGTTAGAATTGCCGCTGAAGATTTGAGAATAGCAAGAGACACTGCTAATCAAATGAAAGGTGAAAATAAAAAGAAAGCAGTACAAGAATTAAGAGAGTTAACTATTGCTTTAAATGAAGCTGAAACTGAAAATGCTATGACAGGCATTAAGTTGAATAAGCAAAAGAAAATGTTAAATAGGCAAGAAATTGCCGATCAAAAAGAAGCTATTGATGCACAAAAAGCAAAAGATAAAGAATTATCTGATGCAAAGAAAAAAAAGTTAGAAGAAGAATCTAAAAATATTGCAGACCATAAAAAAGCAGTTCAAGATTTAGAGAAAAAATATCAGGATGATTTAAAAAGTTTAAATGCAAAAACTGATAATGAAAAATTAGATTTACAAGCGCAGAATGATTTAGCAGAAATTGATAGAATTGCAAAAACTTCTAAAGAGAAAGCTAATTTAATGGCTTTGTATAATAAAAAATATATACAATTAAATAAAGAATTAGACGAAAAACAAAAAGCACTTGCAGATAAAGCAGCAGAAGAAAAAAAGGCAAAAGAGCAAAAAGAATTATTAGATTTATCAAAAAAAGATTTAGATATTTCTAACAATGAAAAATTATCTTTTAATGCAAGATTACAAGCAATTACTGATAGAGAGGCATTAGAAAAAAGTATAGTTTTTAAATCACAAGAAGAAAGAACTGCTTTTGAAAAAGAAAATGCAGATGCAAGAGTAAAAATAGCAAAAGCAGAACAAGATGCAAAATTACAAGCACTTGGAGAAACTGCAAAAACATTAAGTGGATTATCTGATTTACTTGGTAAACAAACAGCTGCAGGGAAAACAGCAGCGGTAGCAAGTGCAACTATAGAAACATTTTTATCAGCACAAAAAGCATATTCTGCCACAGTAGGTATTCCTTTTGTAGGTCCTGTATTAGCTCCTATAAATGCAGGTTTAGCAGTTGCTGCAGGTTTAAAAAATATTCAATCAATTTTATCAGTTAAAACTCCTGATGGTGGTGGTGGTGGTTCTGCTCCATCAATAAGTGGCGGAGGTTCTGCACCTGCAGCACCATCATTTAACGTTGTAGGTAATAGTGGAGTTAATCAAGTTGCTAATGTAATGTCTAATCAAGGGATGCAACCTGTTCAAGCTTATGTAGTAGCAAATAATGTAACTACTGCACAAGGACTTAATCGAAATATAGTAAATAACGCCACATTAGGTTAATAATCAATAAGTTAAACACTATTTAGAAACAAAATAAATAAATTATCGTTATATGAGTATGCAAATTTTTGAATTAGTATTAAACAAAGAAACAGACGGAGTTGATGCAATTAGCGTAGTCGATAGACCTGCTATTGAAGAAAACTTTATTGCTTTAAAAGAACAAATTGAAGTTAAACTTGCAGAGGTTGACACAAATAAACGTATTTTAATGGGTGCTGCGTTAGTTCCAAATAAAATGATTTATCGTAAAAATGGAAATGAAGAGTTTAATGTTTTCTTTTCTACTGATACAATTAAACAAGCAAGTGAATTGTTTTTAATAAAAGGAAATCAAAACAATGCTACTTTAATGCACGACAAAACTATTAAAGATATGTCAGTTGTTGAAAGTTGGATAATTGATAATCCTGAAATGGATAAATCTAAAGAATATGGTTTTAGTTTACCAAAGGGAACTTGGATGATTTCTATGAAATGTAATAACGATGAAATTTGGAACAAAGTTAAAGCAGGAGAAATTAAAGGATTTAGTATTGAGGGATATTTTGCGGATAAAGTGCAAATGAGTTCAAACAATCAAAAAATAATTGAACAATTAAAAGAGTTATTAAATGGCAAATAATACTACTTCACCAAAAGGTGGAAAAAGAGGATGTCTTTGTAAAGATGGCACATATAAAAAAGAATGTTGCACAGGAGATTTACAAGCACAGGGAGTTGGTTCATTAGTTGAACAAAATACAAACGTAGTTGTAAACACTAATACTGAAAGAGTAATTACTAATTAATTAAATATGATTTACAAAAATGTACTTAACAATGTGAAGCAGTTACTTTCAATGGAAGTAAAACTTGCTCAACAAACTTTAATGGATGGGGTTACCATTATTGAAGCAGAAGAGTTTGCTCCTGATTATTCAGTAGGTATAGTAACACCTGATGGTGCTATTCCAATGCCTGTTGGAGAATATACTTTAGCAAACGGAGATGTATTGGTTGTAGAAACTGAAGGAATTATCAAATCTATTTCTCCTGAAGCAACAGAAGAAGCAGCTCCTGAAGCAGACCATCCAAAAGCAGAAGCAACTGAACCTGTAATGGCTGAAGCAACTGCTAAAAAAGTAGTAGAAACTGTATCTAAAGAAACTTTCTTTGCTATGGTTGAAAAAACTACTGAACTACAAGCAGAGATTGAAAGATTGAAAGTTGAATTAGCATCTAATATTCCTGCTGCAACTCCAATTAATCATAATCCTGAAAATGTAGTTGAAAAAGAAACTTTTCAATTTGCATCTAAAAGAGAAAGAACAACTGAAGATGTTGTTTTCTCTAAATTATTTAAAAACTAAATTAACTAACTAAACTAAAAATTAAAAAACTATGGCTACTACAACTAGTTTAAC